GGGACTGCGGCAGTGATTGGCTTCACGCCGCAGCAGGTCAACGAGATGACTGTTTGGCAGTTCATGTCTGCCGTCGACGGTTACGTCGAGGCGAACACGCCGGACGATGGGGCGCTCACTACGCAGGAGATTGATGAGCTTTGGGACTGGGTGCAGGGGTGACTGCGTGGGATCAGCGCATCAAAGATTGCAGAATGCGATCGAATTGGCGCCGCTGTATGGCGATTTGATCTGCAGGGTCCACCCCTGTCGGAATCCCACGCCGCGCTGTTTCATCTCGGAGGCGATCTGAGCGCAGAGTTTGCGGGCCTCGCTGCTCGTCATGTCGATAGTTGTAGTGACGGACTGTCCCCAGCCAGAGACTTCGCACGGCGAGCTCGCTAGTCCAGTGCCATCCATGACGCTGCAAAGTGCGTACGCGTTCTGGACGCTATTGTCTTCAGCTGCACCTAAACTGGACGCCGCAGCCAGAAACGCGCACGCCGAAATCATCAGTCTCATCCTAGTACCCCTTATAAGATTGCATCATAATAGAGGCACAATCCTAAATGGCAACAGATCTTGAGCGTCTTGTCGTTCAGCTGTCGGCTGATGTGAAGGGGTACGAACGCGCCCTAAACAAAGCGATGGGCACGACGCAAAAACGCGCCAATGACATTGAGCGCCGGTTTGCGGCGATGAATTCTAAAGTCGAGAGATCGTTTGCCGGAATGGGCAACCGCATCTCTTCTTCCCTCGACGGTGCCTTAAAATCAACTGTCGCACTCGGCGGAACGGTTCTCGGCGTCAGCGAGGTCGTCAAATACGCCGATGCCTGGACCGAGGCGGGCAATAAGATCGGCGCGGCAGCCACCTCAGCAGGCGTCCAGGCTCGGTCTCTGAACGAGCTCAAGGACGGCGCGAACGGCGCAAGAACGGCTTTTGGAGACTATGTTGACCTTTATGCGCGTCTGATCCGCTCTGCCTCCGGCGTTGCTCAGTCTGAGCAGGAGATCGCCACAGCAACTGACATCGTCTCAAAGGCGTTCAAGGCCGGAGGCGCTTCTGCCCAAGAGCAAGCTGCGGGCATCCTGCAGCTTGGACAGGCGCTCGGCTCCGGCGTTCTCCAGGGTGACGAGTTGCGTTCTCTGCGTGAGAATGCACCGATCCTAGCGAAGGCGATCGCGGACGAGTTCAAAGTGACCATTGCTGGCCTCAAGGACCTTGGGGCCGGAGGAAAGCTCACTTCAGACCGCGTGTTCAAGGCAATCTTGAATGCTCAGAAGCCCATTGAAGCGCAGTTCAAAGCGACCAATTCCACGATCGCTGATGCAATGACGCGCATTAACAACGAGTTCACCGCATATATCGGCAATGCGGATGCGTCCGCGGGAGCCAGCGGCAAACTTGTCGAAGCCCTTAATTTTCTCGCCGACAACTTCAAGGAAGTCGGCAACGTTGTTCTAGACTTTGTCACCATCATCGTCGGCGCTCTGACTGGCCGAGCGCTCGTCGGCTTGGTCGTTGGGCTTGGCAATGCTGTTATGGCGCTTGGCACGTTCATTACAGCCGTACGCAGCGGCGCGCTTGTGGCTGGG